AGAAAAGCCGATTTTGATGTTGAGGTTTCCATCTCGCCCCTGTTTAACAGGCGATGTGCCGAGCGCCTCCAGCAGTTCTCCGGTCGACTGGGAGGGGGTTTTCGTCCTGCTTCCAATAACCGACCTGAGATTTTCCCTGGCGACTCTCTCCACGACCTCCGCCCCGGACTCCAGCATCTTTTCACAGATTTCGTCCGTTTTGCTGCCGAGGCGTGACAGTCTCGCCAAAAACTCCTCTGGCAGTTTTACTTCGCATCTAGCCACTTGGTTCTACCTCCTTTGCCAGCACTTCGATATACATTCCGCGCCCCTTTACATCTTCAACCGATGTGATTTCAAAGATATGCCCATCGCACAAAATCCGCAGCTCCGTTGTCACCTCAAGCTGCGGAATTACCCGGAAACAGAAAAGGTCTGTCGCGCTGGAAAACACCGCGCGGTTCGCCCATTTCTCGCTCCCGTGTCGCCCTTCTCGATATGCCCTCACTCTTGCAAGGACTGTGTTCCCACCCGTTGCAAATCCCTCGTCGTCGGTTGTGTTTTCCTTCTGCACAAGTTCAATAATGGTGTTCATCTTACCGAAACTCATAGGCTACACCTTCCAATCCCGGTCAAGCTGCAAAAGATGATTGACAGCAGTCCAGACTTGCTGTGCGGCGTTTGTATGATTTGCAAAAAAGCCAGCCGTTGAACCGTCCCGGCTCTCGTAGAAATGGCTGGCAAGCATGATGACCGCTTGCTCAGTGGTAGGCGGCATCACGTTTTCCTTGTAGTAGCCATCGGCGATGTGCTGGTATTTCTCCGCATAGGAAACAGCGGCGGCAATAAAGCCCTCGATTAAATCATCATCCTCGGAATGTTCCAGAATGAGATTTTTCTTTACTTTCTCAAGCAGCGACTCCACTACCGCCGCCTCCTTTCATTAGCCCGCAGATGCAGCCTGGAGCTTCAAAATCTGTACCGCCTCGGGCAATACCAGCTTGCCGTCCACACGCTCCTTTGCCACAAAGCCCACCATGCCGTTGCCCGCGAACAGCTCCTTCAGCTCCGCGAAAGAACGAGTGCCGCGATCGCCGATGTTGTAGTAGCTGTAGTCGCCGAAAGCGATAGAGTCAGCAGGTGCGTAGGCAGAGGTGTGAGCCGCGTAGCCGAGCAGTCTGTCCGGCTCTCCCGCCTGATAGGACGGCTGCCAGATATACGCACCGTTGTTGTCCTTGAGCTTGCGCAGCGACGCGAGGGTCTGGTCGTTCATAACGAAGGACGCCTTTCTGCGATACGGACGCTTGAGGGCATACACCAGGTCGAGCATATCGTCCGACTTGATGGCTCCGGTGAGCGTCCCCGCCACAGTGCCGCCGCCCGTAGCCGCAAACAGGCCGAGGGGCTTTCCTTTGCCGTCACCGTTCAGGAATGCGTCCTCTTCTGCGTTCGCTAAAGCCCTGCCGAACTGCGTGACGATGTAGTTCTCCAGATTGAAAGCACTGTCATACAGAAGCTCCTCCGTCACCTTTATGGCAACGTGCAGCTTGTAGGCATCAAGGAAAATCTGAGAGAATGTAGCGTCACCAAAGGTCAGTGCGCCGCCCTCTTCAATCCAGGATGCCGCAGGCTTAGTCGCCGCGATATTGATCTTGTGCTGTCCGCTGGTGGTGATCTTCGTGCCAAGGGAGCGCATGATGTTTTCCTCTTCCAGCACGTCAATCAGCCTGCGGTCATACTCCTCCGGCACCAGATAGCCGCCGTCTGCATCCACACCCTCCTGCAGGATATTGGATACATTGCGGAAGTTAGAGCGGAACGCCCCAAGCATGGCGGCTTTGTACTCGTCGGATGCACGGCCGGTCTTGCCGTTTCCAACACCGCTATCCCCCGGTTTCCCGGTCAGCGGGGAATTCATGGGCTTATTAAGCTCCTTCTCCATGCGCTCCGCCCTCTGCTGTCTGTCGATGGCTGCGGTTAAATCCTCGATCTCCTTCTCCTTCTTCAGATATGCGGCGTTATCCTCTGCGGACAGAGTGCCGTTTTCTTTTGCGTGGGACTCCACAAATGCCTTAGCTTCTTCCCACACCTTTGCCCTTTTCTGAATTAACTCTGCAACTGTCATTACAAATCTCCTCCTATTAGATGAATTTTTTGATAAAAGAAAGACGCTCCATGATTTCACTCACGGGACGTCCTGTTTCTGTGTTCCCAGCAGGGATTTGCGCCTGCTGCGTCATATCGGGTTTTGGATTTACTTTGTCATATTTCGCCGCCATTTTATTTAACAGAACGTTGTTGACCGCCCTGCGTGAAAACAGCATGGAGTTATCGGCGGCAGGCGGCTCCCCGGCTTTTTTCCCATCTCCTCCGCTGTTATTTTCCTCTTCCGGCTCTGCCTTTGCCCTTACCATGATATCATCCGCAAAACCAAGCTCTACAGCCTTGTTTGCGTCCATCCAGGTCTCCGCATCCATCAGATGAGAGAGCTTTGCACGGGACAGTCCCGTTTTCAGCACATAGGCGTTGATAATGGATTCCTTAACTTCGGAAAGCAGATCAATAGCTTTCTGCATTTCCGCATGATCGCCCCAGGCAATAGTCGCCGGGTTGTGGATCATCATCATAGATACCGGGGATACCAGTACGGTATCTCCTGCCATAGCGATCACACTGGCGGCACTGGCAGCGATGCCATCAATCTTGACTGTGACCTTGCCGTTGTAGTTGGTTAGCATATTGTAAATCTGCGCCGCTGCTACGCAGTCTCCGCCAGGGCTATTAATCCACACGGTGATGTCGCCGCTCCCGGCATTCAGCTCATCCTTGAAAATTTGCGGCGTGACGTCATCGTCAAACCAGCTATCTTCTGCGATAGTGCCGTTTAGGAACAGAGTCCTCTCCGCTGGAGCCGTTTCCGTCCCCGCCTGATTCCTCCATTTCCAGAACTTCTTAGTCTTCATCCTCTGAATTCTCCTTTCCGTTGTTCGTGGATGCCCCTGCCGCAAAAATACCTGCGTCCTTGAGCTTGGTCATGTTGCCGTTGATAAGATACAGATTGCCGCCCTCTTCCTCCGGTATGATGTCGAGGTTTTCCAGCTCCCGGATATCATTCGCTGACATCCAGCCGTTCTGCCTGCCGATGGCATACCCGTTCATGCGGCTCTGGTAATCACCGCGCAGAAGCCCATCCACGTTGAATTTCATAAAATACTGTTTCTTTTCCTCCGAGGCCAGCAGGGCGCGTGCCATGGACTGCTCCCACCTTGACACCCACGGGTCGAGGGTGTATTTTACAAACTCCAATGACTGCTGTTCAATATTGGAGAAACTGCTCTTTTCCAGATCTCCCACCATGTGTGGCGGCACTCGGAAGATACGGGCGATCTCATTGATCTGGAATTTCCTCGTCTCCAAAAACTGCGCCTGTTCCGGGGAGATGGAGATCGGCGTGTATTTCATGCCCTCCTCCAAAACTGCCACTTTGTTAGCGTTCTGGCTGCCGCCGAAGGTCTGTGTCCAGCTCTCCCGCACACGGCTTGGGTTCTTGATCGTCCCCGGATGTTCCAGTATGCCGCTCGGCTGTGCGCCGTTAGCAAAGAACTTCGCTCCGTATTCTTCGCAGGCAATCGCCATGCCAATGGCGTTCTTAGCCATTGCAATCGGGGAATAGCCCACCAGTCCGTCAAAGCCGAGTCCCGGAATGTGCAGTACCTCCGAAGGCGGCAGTTTCACAGTGCCGCCCTTTGTGGTCGGTGCATCATCACTGCTAACCATATATTCGTAGTACAGTTGCCCTTTTTCGTCCCGATCAACAGTCATCCTGTCCGGCATCAACGGATACAGCGCCATGATTTCGCCCTTGCCGTTGCGGATAATCTGCGCGTAGGCGTTGCCCCAAAGGAGTAGATGTGTCATCAGCGTTTCCCGGAACACGAACGAAGTCATCTCCCGGTTTGGCTCATCATGGAGTAAAAAATACAGTGGATGCTCCACCGCTTTTTCCTTGCCCTCGTTGTCCGTGTATTTATAGAGAGGCAGCGGCAGCCCCGCCACCGCCTCGGAAAGAATGCGAACGCAGGAGTACACCGCTGTCATCTGCATGGAAGTACGCTCATTAACACGCTTGCCGCTGGTGCTTCCACCCATAAAGAAGCTGTAGGCACTGCCGGAGGTACGGTTTTTAGGTGCGTCCCTTGATTTAAAGAGACCGCTTAAAAAACCCATAGTTATCACGTTCCTTTCTTAAAATACGAGCAGTCCACGGCTGTCATAGACGGACGCGCCATTGTCATTTCCACAGCGGATTGCTCTGTCAAGTCCCATAAT